GCTCTTCCGATCTGTACTGTACCAATAATAGTAACTGAAGTACCGTCTTTACCAGAAAAACCGCTAATACCAGAGTAGCCAGAAATACCACTATAACCACTCTTACCAGAGTAGCCTGAGTAACCGCTTATACCTGAATAACCGCTTATGCCGCTATAACCAGAAATACCTGAGTAACCGGAATAACCGCTTATACCAGAAAAACCGCTAATACCACTAAACCCTGAAATGCCGCTATAACCACTGTAGCCTGAAATACCACTAAAGCCCGAATAACCAGATACACCTGAACCGGAGTAACCACTGTAACCAGAAATACCACTATAACCAGAAGCACCGTCGTGACCAATTACACCATTTTGTCCGGAATAGCCTGAATAACCAGAAGCAGCCGCTCCACCAGCTGCACCAGAATAACCTGAGTAACCGGAATAACCTGACTGACCGTCTCTACCGGTATAACCTGCCGCAGAAAGAGCAGATAGTGTGGTACTATAAGAAGTATAAGTACCGTCTCCATTATTCTGCTCTAAAAATATTAGATCAGTATCCGTAGGAGTTATTTGTGGTAACTCGTGTGGATATATATATTGTGGGTTATCGGCGGACATTAGGCTTTAATTACTTATAAACGTTTCCGTATTAATTAGCAGCCTGAGGGGGTAATATCAATAATGAACTTAAAGCTGGATTACTGGAAAGTAAAGATGTAAGGAGTTCGAGTTGTGATTGATTTGCATTTGCTACTGCAACCGACGCTGTTGTAGATTGTTGGAAGTTGCTTGGGCTTGGAATTACAACATACACATTGGCTGAAGCAGCAAGAGCACCAGTGGTACGACCCGCTCTATTTTCTACACCAATTAAGTTAACAAGAGTGTTAGTGTCTTCATAATCACCATATACACTTGTATTAGATTGTGGGTACTGAGCATAGTCAAATACGTTTACCGAGTCTTTATCAACAAATTGTGTGTATTCTTTTGTTTCAAGTACTTTAGGTAAGTTATTAGCTGTACCTTCAAACTTGTTGTCATATACTTGATCCATAAGCTTTTCGCGTGGAGCTTGTAACTCGTAGTTCCATTCATAACGTTTAGCTCTTATAGTCCATATATAATGGCCTAAAATTTGATTAGCTTCATCTCCACCGGATTGATCAAGACGTTCTGTTATTTCATATACTTGCCCACTTCTACCGCCTGGACGTGTTGAACCGTACTCTGCTAACTCTATGAGATCACCAGCTTTAGGTTCATAGTTTGAAGCCGATAATGAACCACTAATTGCGGTAACCGTTGAAGTAAAAGTAGTTATAGCAATAAATGCTGTTAAATCTGCTTCTCCTTGTAAACCAAATTTGCTTAATATAACATTATCATTACTTAACGTTATTGCCATCACCATCGGAATAGGTGGTGCATATTTAACTAATGATTGTTCGCCATAAAGATAATCATGCGCAGATAAATTATAACCATTTATATAATAGTTAATTTGTTGTCCAAATTGGCTTATTTGTTCTTGCCACCAACTATTAAAAAGAGATATTTGATTTGCATTATCCGTTACATTAAGATATCTAACACCACTTGTACCGTACGTACAGTTGTAACCACCACTTAATTGGTAACCAACGTAGTCAACTGCTGGTGGTGTATAAGTACCTGTATCAATACAATACTGAGAGATATAAGACATGGCCATCAAAATTATTTACTATATTATATAGATTTGTAGACAGATATACTAAATAATATTGTAAATGAAAATCAAATCCTTATCCGACCTCGGCGGGCTCTACAGTGGTATTGCTGCTGCGAATCACGAAATTCCATCAGCAGTTAATGAAAACACTACTGGTGCTGTTGCTCACACTGATACAAGTGTGTATTTAACAGAAGATATGGTTAAAGCGGGTAGCCCATTAGGTGGTGGTACAAAGGAAGCTGTCAAAAAAGTAGGTGGTGTTGAAGTCAATACAGTACTAAAGAATTCTGGCCCAGCTGGTTTAGTGCCTAAGAAAAGCGGCTTTAAACCTGTAGATAAAGTTGAAGATCCAGGTTCTGATCCTAAGGTAATGGAGAAAGAAGAAGAAGGCAAAGAAGATGAATCTGATGACTCCGATACAGAAAAAGAAACAGCAAAAACAACAACTCCTGAAGAAAAAGTTCAGGAATCCGTAGTTGAGAATAATAAATATAACTACAAACCAAAGTTTACTATGTCAAAATCAAAATTCGATAACTTATACGAGGCAGCACTTAAAGGTGTTCCTTTCAATGAAAATGAAGAAATGCACGGTATGCATGACGAAGAAGAAGCAGGTGTTCCTGCTGCTACTGATGCAGCTGCTGATGGCGAAGAAATGGGCGGCGAAGAGCAACATGAAGAGCTTCCTACTCATGAAGAAGCAATTGAAATGCTCGAAAAGATTCTTGCTTTCTTAAAGAAAGACAAAGAAGTTGATGCTGAACATGGCGACCTTGGTGCAGAAGATCAAGAAATCGCTGGTCATACTGAAGATGAAGGTATGGTAGCTGAAGATGTTGAAGCAGAAGACCTCGGTCATGTTTTAACAAAACCAAATGGTGCCTTAAAGAAAGGCAACCCTGATCCAGTAAACAAGCCAATTACTGATAGCCCAAAACTTAAAGTCAATGCTGGTAAAGCTGATGACGGAAAATTCCGTAATGAGCCAGAACCAAAAGAAGTAGAAGGTGATGAATCAGCAATGAAGAATCACAATAAGCTTCAAAACATTAAGAAATTTACTGTTGACGGCACAAAAGGTGCAAGCAAAGCTTCTGGTGAAAAGTCCTTGTTTGATAGCTAAGACATAGTAAAACAAACAAATAGTTTACAAGCCCTCAGCAATGAGGGCTTTTTTATTGTTTAAAACATTCCGCCTTGCAATCTGCCAGAAGACGCGTTAAAATTTACAGGCTTCCACCCCTGTTCAAACAACTCATCTATCTCATTACCATTACCTTGTTTACCTGGTAATATAGAGGGTGTACGTACAGATAACTCAGGTTGTTTATTCTTTACATACCTGGTGTATAAATCTTGTTGGCTTGGTATGCCAGTATCTTCTACTCTATAAGGATCCCAATCTAATGGTTGTATCTTTAGAGGTTTACCATTACCGTCTCTTTCTATTACTTCATAGAACTGTTCAATTACTTTAGGATCTAAAGCAAATAAAGACCAGATTAATGACTCTACTCTATCATCCAAGTACCGGTCGGATTGTTTTTTCCATACCCCGTTAGCTTGTTTAACATATGTCTTAAACTCATTAATGGTTTCTTTATCGTTAAGTTTAAGACAACGTAGAGTAGTCATCCAATACCTTAAATTAGCCATAGCATTGAACTTGCTATTGGTGTGAGAGTATACACCCATTCTATTATCTCTATCTACCTTATCTGTAAATGTACCCATACTTGGTGTGTACTTTACTAAGCTTTCATAATGGTGAGTATGTATTAAAGCATCTATAACCTGAGCACCGCAATTATTACGTTCTACTAATAGAGGTGGTCTGCCCCACTCATGAGCTATTTCCACCAATCTCCCAGCAAAATTAAAAGGATCAAGTCTGTTATTTGCGTACGTAGCAACTTGTTCTATGTTAGTTAAATCCGTTATATCCAGTACTTGAATAGCAGAGTTAGCTCTACCTATACCATCACCAACGTCAACCCCTATTGAATAGAAATGATTGTGTTTACGTTCTACGTAAATGTTATAGCAACCATCTTCACTTGCAAGTATAGGGTCCGGTGCGGTCTTTTCAAACTCTAACATTAAATCATTATCTAAAGCGTTTTCACCAGCAGCTCTAAACTCATTACCATATTCCTGGTTAAAAGCGTCTACAGAGCCAAGAGCCTTAGCAGTCATATCTCTCCATTTTTCATCTCTACCGGGTACCTCCCACCAATCTACTCTTTCATTGTGCCAACCATTACTACCATCCAAAGATTCTGTATATATATTATAAAATAAGTTGCCTACACCGTTAGGTGTTGATAGCATAAATATTTTTGACTTTTTAGAAGACGAAATAACCGGAAACACCGACTCCCAAAAGTCGTTCATAAACTCTGGTGGAATAAAAGCAGCTTCGTCAATAAGAAGACAATTAATAGACTCACCTCTGGCAGCATCAGACGTTGTAGTGCTAATACCAATTGAACTACCATTAGCTAACTCTAAACCAGTTTTAGCATAATTAATAACACCCGGTTTTAAAAAGTTTGGTAACATTTCATAAGCTAAACGAATACGTTTAAATATGTTAATAGCTGTTGCTTCTTTATTAGCAATTAACAATACCCTATAATCGTCTTGAAAACAAATCATCCATAAAGCAAATATAGTTAGGATGGTTGTATTGTGGGTAGGTATATATTGCTTACCACAAAGATATAAGCTATCCGAGCTATCAACAGTTATACAGCGTACCGGAACTGAGTCTACCTTTTCTATATTTTTAATATAATGCCATTGAGATCTAAATTTAGATTGCACTTCAAATGGCTTTATATTTAATCTATTACGTTTAAACGATAACCTACAAATATACTCAATGGGTGTAAATGTAATACAAGCCGCTGGTTCACATTCAACACCATAAAGCTTTGGTATATATTCTTTATATGTGACCTTATAGCCCAAGCTTTCAGTTAGCTCTTTCACTTGTTTAGCTAAAGGTATATTAGTATTGTAAAATTGACAAACACCACCTTTATTAATATAACCATCGCTATCTATTAATCCCTGTAAGAGGTGTAGTCTTTGCTCTCTGCTTGCTAACATATATTCTACAGGTATATGTTTATTATTTCTTAAATTATTAGATGTTAATAATGACAGTAGACCTTTTGTTTGTACATTTTCATTTACCGATATTCTCAACGTATATACGTCTGTATTATATTCTTTTAATGTTAGTTTATCAAACTGAGTTTGCTGGTTTTTTAATATATCAATTATTTCAGTTATATCTCTTTTACCTACTGTAATTGAATTAACATCACTTGCTCCATCTCCGAGCCATAACCCGAGCACATATGGATCTATAGGTAAGTTTTTTTTAATTCCTTCTATACCGTTAATATTTGTTGGTATTCTATGGTTAGGTTCTTCACCATATGTTTCTAAAGTATCAAATAGTTGTTTTGTTGTTTTTACTGAACCCTTACTATTTCTTTCTTTTCTACTTTGTGTAAACCATAAATGTTCAGCATCAGCTATTATATTTTCTCCGTTATCAAAAGTAACCTTATAGCAATCTCTATTATATAATATATCATGTGCTTGAGTAACATTACACGCGTTACCATCTGAACCGTAAACTTTATCACCGGTCTTTAATTCTCCCATTGTAGTCCAGCCGTTAGGTGTGGGTATTGGTGTGTCTAACGCTAATGCTTTACCAATCTGTCTACTTGCTAACACTACATTAAATCTATTATCAGTTAAAGCTTTTAAAATACGTCTTTGGTAGTTATAAAGCTTAATTGGTTGCTTACCTTCATCAAGATTAACAATATAAAAGAAACGCGCAAAATGTAGTATAGACTTGCGTGCACGTTCCAAGTCTTCAATCATGACCTCATTCCATTGAAAGTTTGTCTCGGGTACAGGTAAGTTCTTATTACCTAAATAAAATGTTTCTTTAGAGGCTTTAGCCATTATAATTTAGGTCTAACACCAAATTTTATTTTATGACCTGCCGCACCACCTGAACCAAACTGTAATGCATAGTTTATACCTAAATTTAACGTAGTATTGTATAACTGTTGTATGGTAACATCAGCAGGTGTATTTAGGAATGCTGCTTTTACATTAGAGCTTT